ACAGGTTAAAAATTGTGCCCTTAGCTGCTCCCAGTGCTGCTCCAAGCAAAGTGCCTGTTGGCAAAGTAATGGCGGTGGCAGCAGCAGAAGTAGAAGTAATGTAGCCCGTAGCAACCTGAGCAGCAGTGGCCGTTGCAGTGGCGTTAATTGCAACAGTCGTATCGTGCGTGATGCTGCCGGACCCTGCAACGTTACCTGTTACGTTACCTGTTACGTTACCCGTGACGTTACCCGTTAATGCGCCAATAAAGCCATTGGTGGACGTGACTGGGCCGGAGAAGGTGGTTGATGCCATGATTTTTCCTTACATGCAAGTGAGGGTGTTCTGTCTGCATGTCGTCAGCCGGGACTGTCAGAACACCGGAAAGGCCCGGAATGTGCTCAATATACACCAAAAGAAAAGGGGGCACAAGCCCCCTTTTCATGTTTTCCAACCGCTTATACAGCGCCGGGAGAACCGTAGATACCACGTGGATCGCTGAAGCCAAAGCTGTAGCGCTCACGGGCCTTGTATCGAACGTTACCTGTTTCAAAATCGCCTTCAAAAGCAGTCTTGACAGGTGAACGGTTGAACATCTTCAGGCCGTTAGGTGCGTCAGTCAACAAGAAAAACGCATCAGTGTCAGTCAAGTAATGATTGACAACATAGCCTTCAGGGATCAAGCCCATGGACACAATTGCATTGATGTCGTTATCCGCTGTTGCAACACGCAAAGAAGTTTTCATCAAACGCTCAGCAGTAAACTGAAGTTCTTTTGGAACAACGAGTTTGCGAGCGGTCAATGCTACTTTCATTCCACGTTCGTCAGTGAATGCAGCAATATCAATGATGCCTTGTTCCAGTGAGGTTTCATTCAAATCGGCAGCAACTGTTGGACGATTTGCAAAATCAGGACCCATTGCAGTAGGGTGAGCAGTGGACATCAAAGCCACGCCGTCGCCGCCTGCAAAAGAACCACCAGTGAAACCATTGTTCAACACTGACGCAGCTTTTACCTGCTTGGTGTTAGACATAGAACGGGCCAGTGCTTTGGTGTAACGCACAGACAAACGGTCGTAGAGATTATCCTCAATCGCTTCTTCTGTTAACGCAAACGCCATGGCGATGGTTTCATGCGTGTACCGAGCGGTAAACGATTCCTGAGCGGTATCGTATGCCATGCCAGCACCCTCTGTTTTCACAGGAGCAGATCCAAAGCCAGTCAACATGACCTCTTCTTCAAAAGCACGGTCAGATGTCTCAATAGAGAAAATCTGCTCATGCTCATTTTCATAACGCTTGTATTCGAGACCGAATAAAGCATTAAGGCCGGGCTCTAGTTCTTTAACAAGTTGGGAACGGGTAATTGCCATGATTTATCTCCTTATTGACCAGCAACACCTGTACTACCGTACACGTGTTCGTTGATCTTGACTACCACCACGGCATTTGTGCCGAACTCATTGTTGACGTCGTTGTACAAGCCAACAACCTTCAAGTTCAATGCTGCTGTTGTTGCCAACGTGCTTGAGCTCAACTCCATGGTAGAGATACCAGTAGTAGTGCTGCCGCCGGTGCCAACAACATCGGCATTGTTACCAACGTTAGCTGCCACAAAGCCTGCATCACACTGAACCAAGAACAACTGATTGGGATCATCGATTACATCAGCAACAATTTTACCTGCTGTGATGTTGACAGAGCCCGGATAGAAGTTCTTAAAAGTTGGTTTGCCTGTAGTGGGATCAATATAGTTGCAACCGTTGAACACGCCTACCGCAGCAGTGTGTGTAGCTGGAAGAAACCGAGTAATGAATCCACTTGCAAGGGCTACCAAGTCACCCTGAAAAATTGTCCCGGCCTGATTATCAGCAATCTCATAGCCATACTGCTTTTGAGCACCAGTAGCTGAAAGATTACCAATAGCACGCAGACCAAAGGCTTTATCGATATTAGCCATTTAAATCTCCTAAAGAATTGAAGTTATCAGTCTTACGACTGACGGAATGTTGTGCGAGAGCTCCGTTCTGGAGACTGAAGCCGCATTGAAGAGTGTGCGTTCTCACGCATCATCTCATTGTCCACCGCATGTAACTGGTCCTGTGACTTTTTACGGAAATAAGCATTTCTTTCGTCAACCGTTTCATCGGGAATCCTAGCGAGTAAAAGTCCTCCAACAGCAACAACTCCGGCATGTTTGCCGTCGTCCATCGTTGGAAGCATGCCTCGATATTCCTCAGGAAGATCTTCGAGACGGACAAGTTCATATCCCTCACGAAGCTTGCTGTAAATGTTTTGGTTGTCAAGATTTCCATTGACCTCTGCGCGAAGCCAACGGTGCTTATACCCCTCAGGGGCAGGTGGTGCATCTAAGCGCGAAGGAGGACTCCATGGCTTGCGACGAGTTTCTTTTTCCCGAGTTTCGGAAGAACGAGCGGCTCTATCGATAGTAACTTTTTCAACCATGACTTACTCCTTTACGTACTTAGCATACTCTTCAAGAGGTACACCCAGTTTTTTTGCAATGGCAACCTGACTCGGCGATAACCGGACAGTTCTGCGCGCACTATTAATTCCGGAACTCCGGCTGGCAGGGGCAACAGCAGGCGCGGCACGCTGTTGTCTGATTTGAGAAGCAGAACCTGAGTTCTGAAAACGACTTGGAAACTCCGTTTGGAGCCTCCGATCGAGCTCAGTATAGTATTCATCAGAATTAGGGTCAATACCCTCTTGACTCACTAATGTCTCATGTACGCCCCATGCTGCATAGGTCATTACGCGGTCTTGGCCAAACCAAGGATTGCGCTCTGCCCATTCTTCGGCTTGAGGTGACGGGGCAGCTCGTTGAGCTTGCTGCTGAGGAGCCGGAGCTTGCTGCTGAGGCTGTTGAGGCTGCTGTCTGTATGTCTCAACCTGTTGGCCCTGCTCTTGCAGCCATCCTGCCACTTGACGTTGCTCATATACAAGGTCTGTCAGCCGTTGATTTGCCTCGGTTTCGGTGTCAATGTCCCCTTCCTCTCGGGCTTTGCGGATGATGGACTTGAGCGTAGTTTGCTGTGTCTCCAAACGGGTCTTGGCTTCATTCAGTCGGCTGTAATCGGTGTGTACAAGCTTTTGTTGAAGCGTCTGAGTCTGTGTTTGCAACCCCTTGGCATACTCAATGGCAGCTTGCTCTCGGCGCTCGGCCTCTCGCATGCGGGCGGTGAGCTTGGAGATACGCTTTTGGACGTTATCGCTGATAGTTTCCAGCTCTTCACGATTAGAAGAAGCAGCGTTTTGTTCCGCACTGTTGGGGTCGGATGTTTCAAAAACTTCTGTTTTATTGGTCTCCGAGAAAGAAACGTCCGTTTCAACCTCGTTTTCCCCTAGATCAAACTCTAATTGTGTGTCTGTTGCTGTTGCCATTAGTTACCTCACATGTGCAGAATGTCTTCTGGGTCGTTTATTGTGGCTAAAACCTCGTCATCATTAAGAATCCGGATCTCACCCCCGTCAATAGCCATACGCGCACCCGCGTAACGGCCAAAAATAATCCAATCCCCCTTCTTGCACCAAGGGCCAGTAGGGAATTTGACTTCGTCCTTGTAGGCCAATGGGCCGGTTGACAAAACGTATGCACATGTGGTCGTAAGTTGTTGACGGTCAAGCGTTTGATCCGATAATTCAATTCCGCCTTTGGTTTTCCGCGCTCCACGGTACGGTAAAACGATCACCCGCCAACCCGTGGCCACAGGGAGGTGTTTTGAAATAGTTTCAACTTGATCTTGGTGGTCTTTTTTGGCCTCAGACAATGCAAGCGCATTGGCAGCCTCATCTTCTTTGGCAGTTTGTGCCCATTTTGTTTCCAGAGCAGTGATTTCTGTCATGTTGGCCCTCATTGATTAGAATTTTTGCTAAGAAGCTCTTTTACAGCTTCCTCAACAAAACGAAATCCCTCTAAACGGCCCATCAAAAACCTGTACTGCTCCATATCCCGCACTGAACCAGACAAAATCATGTCGCCCGTTTGTTTTTCAAGGCGACGAATTGCTGTCAACACAGTTTCTGAAAACTCAAGCATGGATTACTCCAATGAAGCAGACAATAAGGCCCTTGTCCGAGGGATGTACTTGCATTATGCATCAGATTACGTAATCTTTACCTTGTTAAACGCATCTTTTCTATAAATAAATGTTGGTCCCGGCTGTTTTTTTGCCTTTGGAGGCCCCTTGGGCATGGGGCTTTGTGGTTTTTGGATTATTTTTTGTGGCATTTTTGGTCTATTGCGCATTTTTAACCTTTTAGTTAACCATTTTAGACACATCTGCTTGCATTTTTTGAGTTTGCAGCATCAATTTAGCCTGACTTTCCTGTTGATCTGCCTGTTCTTTCTGTTGTGAAAGCTGCAACTGTGCTTGATCTAGCCCAATATTGGCCTCATCGCGCTTAGCAGACTGCTCCAACTCTTGTTTCTTGAGCCCGATCAATGGATCTTCTTGAGTGGCTGCCCCTGACAACTCTTCTCCCAATTTTTTAACCTCTTGGAAGCCCTGCGCTACCTTGACAGCGATCATTGCCTCACGTTGTAGTGCAGAGACTATTCTTTCCGGATCAGTACCATACTGCTTAAACAGCTCTGCCTCTGTGTCCTCTTCCGCTTTCAGTCGAATGTGATCAAAAATATGTTTTTGCAAACTCACAGCAACGTTTGGCATTCCCTGCATCAAAGGAGACATTCCAAACAAAATGTGGGTCATGATGTGCGCATCATGCTGCTGGCCCGCAAACGCCTTAAGCGGAGAACCATCTAGCGCCTGTGAATTTTCACTTGCAGGGTCCTTAGGCTTGTCCACATTCTGTGTGTTCAAAATCTGATCAATATCGCGCACACCAATTGCCTCATACATACGGCGATAGGCTTCGTACATATTGTGCATCTGTGGTGCGCTTTGCGCTAACTGCAACTGGGTCTGCGCCATGGTGATACGCTGAGCAACAGAGAAGATATTGGGGTCAGAAACGGGCAACACATCGATGCGCTCATCGAAGTCTTTACGCTTGATGACGCGGCTCTCACCCGGTACATCGTACGGATACTCATCGGGTAAGTATTCGGAAAAGCCCTTGGCGAGCAGTTGAAACTCCAGCTTTTGGCTGTAGTGCAACCGCTTGTGAATGGCCGACATGACCGAGCTGCCCTTCTCAAGCAACGCAATTGTCGTTCCCACAGCAGCGTTTTGATTGCTGTCGCCAACCTGCATGTCCGTAATGCTCGCCATGCGCTGACCAGCGGTCACGCAGAATCCAAGCAACGCCATAAGCGTCTGGCTTGGCTCCTTGTACGGCAGTGGCAGCAGAGATGATTGCAGCTCCATACCGCCCGCATCCATATCCCGCCATTCACCCGGCTGGATCGGCACGTCATCGTTCATGATCCGTGCGCCTTTGGCCTTGAAGCCCGCAGGCAGGTTCACCAACGTACCGGCATCCAACAATTGTTGCAGTGCAGCAGTAGCGGTTTTGGACAGGTTACCCACCAAGTGCAAGAAACCAAGACCGTACGCGCCCAGCCCCTGCACCAAACAATAATGGACATAGTACTGCTTGCGAATAAAGAGCTTGTCGCCTTCATTCCAGTTACGACGAATGCCAACTACCTCCCCCGTGCCCTCATCCACAGTAATGATGTACGGCTGCGCAATACCAGTTATCTCACCATCCTCATCCTTGTGCTCAAACCCCTCAATCTCATAATCCAACTGAAACTCCAACAGGCTAATCTCCTCCTCTTCATCCGTAGGAGACATGCCCGTTACCTTGTCCACAGCTTTTCTGATCGTGCTCTCATTTACATTGCCATAAGACTGTGGCTGAGCAGCATCTAAATACTGACCACGGGCCACGGCTTTTTTGTATTCATTTGTGGTCATGGAAACGCGGTGAATAATTCGCTCGCATTCGCTCATCACCGAGCTGCCCTGATACGGGATATACAAGTTGTCTGGCAGCACCAAAGCACTTACCATGCGCCCTTTGTTCTCGTCGTAGTACACCTTCTTAAAGGTAGAGCCGCCGTAGCCGGTGTAGAAAAGCAATTGGTCAAACTCAGGCGTGTACTCTTCCATCACCGAAGTGATCTGGTAGTTCATGAAGTCGCGCACGCGGTTGGCCTGCATTACCTTTTCACGTGTTTCCTTGCCTAACACTCGCGTGCGCACGGGACCGTCCGAGGGCATCAACTCTTTTAATGCGGTAGCCTGAAACTGCACAATGCTTTCGGTAAGCAGTGGGTGGCTCACGCCGCTTGCGCCCTTAAACGGTTTGGTGCGCTCTTCCATGCTAAAGCCCAGCAACTTCATGCCCTTGCTGTACTGGTCTTCCCAGTCTTTTCTAGAAGACTTGTCCGCCTCAAACAACAACATCAAATCGCTGCTGATCAACGTAAGCACGTCCGTATCAACAACTTCAGCCAAGTTGGCATCAAAAGGCACATCTGCGTCCTCTTGGTCGCCAATGTTTACCACGACCTCGCCGGTCGCTGTGTCAAACTCAATCTCAATTTCAGGCATTTCTTCCAGCATTTCCTGTGCAGAAATTTCTACGTCTACTCCGCCTTCGGGGTAGTCATCGCCTGTGATGCGTTTTTCAATTGGCATGTTGTGTCCTTAAATATATCTAGCAGTGCTGGTCTGGCGTTCTACCATACCACCAGTTGCGCGTTGTTGTGGGCCAAAAAGACTTTCAGTCGCCTGTTCAAGAAGATTGTTGGTATCCCTCTGTGCACCTATTACGTATTGAGAACCGGCGTTTAATCTAATCGCTTCATTTCTGATCTCTCTGAAAGAGTTTGTTAGATCCAATGCTTGCGACAAGGGTAGGTATTTTGACAGCCATACTGGA